GGTTGATGTTGTAAACAACCACTGCATCAAAGTCTTTCATGGTGCTGTTGTCTCGGGCAACAGGAGTCATATTCTCCAGCACCACGTTTACGTCCTTGATGGGGAACGTAAGAACCTCACCAATGATTGATTGATTGAAAGACCCAGGAAGTAGTTCACCACTCTGGACCTGTTTATCAAAACCCACTCGCACACCAACTTCACCAGTTTCAATACGAGTACAACCTGTTGCCAGTACAGCAGCAGCCAAGATAGAGAGAGTTAAAATACGCTTCATTGTGTTTCCTTAAAATAAAATTACAATCACTGTCATTACCATTACCACTGCCAGTGACACAATTATACTGTAACCTATACTTTTTGTCAAGGCTAATTGTTCCTTGCCGTCCATCTTTCTAACAGCAGTGATGCCAAAGTGTATGAGAACAGCAATAATAGCAAACGCTAACCAAAGTTTAATCATGATATTAAACGTCCAGGTCCATCTCGCAGGCTTCTTTCACAAGAGCCAGCACTTCATCCAGTGTGTTGCACAAGATCTTGGCAGTGACATAGTCACCTTTTTTGTTGCGTCCACTTGCCTCTACCATGAAACCGTTGTCATAACGATTCACAGTGTATGATTCATTTACCTTGGTCAGCTTATCGCTGAGTCGATTTACTGTTTTTGCTGTTGCCATTTGATTTCTCCTAAAAAATTACTATTCATGATTGATTAAATGATGCGTCCAGTCACAGCATACACCAACTGATCCAATGGTGCATCATAGTTTTTACCGTTGCGTCGAAGCATCCAGATTTGTTCCACTAGCTCTTTAGCATCATATGGGCCATGACTCGAGGGTAATTCGTCACGACTTTCTAGTTCTTCGATCAGGTCCTCTGTTTCAAAATCTCCAAGATTAACATCAACTTCAACTTCTGTGTAAACTGTTTTGTGCATGATTTTTCCTAAAAATTACTGTTCATGGTTGACCCGGCTAGGCCATTCTATCTATGTTTTGTCCCGCACGGTTCATTCTACGATTCATTTCAATTCTTGCTTGTTCATCAACTTTGGCATCGGCCTGTACACGTCGTTCTTCTAGTCTAAGTTCTTCGTGACGCTTGTCCACCTTTTTGATTTCCATCTGTCGATACACTTCTGCATTTTGTGCAGATATTCTGCTGACTTCTGTCATAGTTTTTCTCCTGCTTCAAATCCACGAAAGCGTACAAAGCGCGGAAATCTCAATGAGTATGATCCGTCTTGGTTTTGTGTGACTGCGTCCGCTTCGACTTCAACCACGTCACCAAGTAGCTCATTCCGACTGGCCCAATACTCATCACGAAGAGTATCGCTAAACCCACTGCCAACATTAACGCAAATTCTACGGTCATCATCAACTCCTTCACAAATTATAGCACCCAACCGGCCCGCATTGCGACCAGTACCTTCTTCAAAACCCACAATATTGAGATCAACTGTGATTGTGGGTTTCCATTTCATCCAAAAACTAGATCTCTTGCACTCGTAGGGTGCGCTGAGATCCTTGATCATGATGCCTTCAAATCCGTTGGTCACAGCATCCTGGGCATAGCGATTCATGATGTCATGTCCTTCGGCTGTGTCCAGATCCACATCAATACCGTCCATGAGACGCAGACAATCTGTAGCATCAAACCGTGCTCGAGATCCTGTTAAAATATCAAGTCGCTTGCTCTGTTGTGCATTGTAGTGTCCTTCTTGAAAACTGTCAAGTGGAATAATGTCAAACACATGATACACCATGTCCGTGGTATCCGCATCTGTTTTGCGTTGTGCCTGACGCATGAGTTGTTGAAAGCTGGCGCCCACAATCTCACCATCCAGCACATATCGTCCACCAAATGCACCAATCAGTTTGCGGTTGGCAGCAATAGCTTCGGCCACGTGCGGAAAGTTTTCAAACGGTTTGCCATTGCGGCTGTACAGTGTAACACTGGCACCTTGTACCACTGCTAGAACTCGCACACCATCCAGTTTGACCTCCAGGCGTTTGATGCCTTTCATCTTGGCCGGACGATCAGTTGAGTCCTGTGCCAGCTGGCAGGTAAAGGTGGGAATCTTCCAGGAAGTTTTGCCCAGAACCTTGTTGAGTGTTTTTTCACTGATGCCGCAGCGCAGGTCCTTGATCAAGACTCGTCGGCACAGGCCATTCCACTGCTCAGAGTCAAACAGTTCGCTTACTTCTTCAATACGGTCTCTAGCAGCATGGCCGGTTACTCCGCGAGTTCTCAAGTCCTCGCACAGGCCCCAGAACGTGGGCCACGGATTAGGTTGTCCAGTCCGACCCTCAGTCTCCGGAATCTGCCGGACATTGTACACATAGAAAGGATTGTATGCAAGATAACAGTTGAACAAAAAACCCTGTGCACCGGCACTGCCCAATTTTGAAGCCATCAAGGCTTTTTCAATTACTCGTTCTTTGTGCAATCGGCTATCGCTGGATTCAAGGTCGCGAACCCAGTCAGCTACCACTACGTGTTTCCAAAACTCATTGTTGTCAAAGTCAATGTCATGCATTATTTAATTCTCCTGCGGTCGGGCCAAAGCACATACTAATAGAAATTGTTCGTAGGCTGCTCGAACGCCGGCATGTGTCATGAGTTTGTCTGCTTCTGTCTGCAGGGCACGAATACCTGCTTCGGCAATGTCGTGTGAACTAGCGCCACTCAACGTACAAAGGTCATCACCAAACTCTTTAGCCAATTTCTTCCATGCCTTTTGTTGTGCAGGTGTGATAGGTGTACGGGCTGGTCGCATTTCACTGGCTTTATGCATTGCCCGAATCATAGCCTCTTCGGCTACTCGGCCGGCTGCAATCATAGTCGCATAGTTAGGGTCAATGTTGTATCGGCGACTAGCACCCCCTGGGTAAACCATCACAAGATGAGTACCTTTAGAAAAACTGTCCATAAGATCGTTGTCGTATTCAGACACAGGAATGTATCTGCGGCCACGTTTTTCGTAGTAGATTTTTTTCATGTTTTCACCAACGTATTCTTTTCACTTTTTAAAAGTCGGACCAGTTGGCGGTTGCGTTCATCTTGTTCTTTGCGTTCGCGCTTGGCAACATCACTGACCTTTAGCATATCATCATAATCTCGTGCCCACAGTATGCCTTGCATAAACTTGTCTGCCTCTTCCAATGTGCCAACAAAAAATGCAGCATCACGGCTGTAGATTGGCAATGCGTCCTTGTCCTTGGGCACCAGGGCCACATTCTCACCGTAAATATCATCGTTGCCGTAAGCAGTAAATCGCATGCCAAGAACATCTGCACGTTCTTCTAACTTGCGAATTTTTCTAATTGTGTTCCAGCCTGCCATAATGTGTTACCAACTTGAATTGTAAAAAACTTTGAGTCCAAGAAACACTTCTGCTTTGGCTGCTCGAACAAATGCAAGATCACTTTCTCGATATTCGTCGTCGCTGTCCTGCCCAAAAAAGAATCCGCTAGTGGCAGGCAATTGTTTGTGTGTGATTGCCTGTTCCAGAGCTTCAAGATCTTCCCAGGTGAGTTCTAGTTCGTCACCGTTGAACTCGCCTTCGTTGCCTTTTTCGATCCACAAGCGATGCATCCAGCCATGCAGGTTAGGATGCTTGCGCCAGTAGGCAATTTCACGCTGTCCAGTGTTGTCATCTGCTGCTGCCTTGGCGGCAGCATAAGCATACATGTCTAGTCCCATTACATTACCTTTCTAATTGCAGCCATTGCTTCAGGAAAACGTTTCATGGTGTCAGTTGCACTGTCCAGTTCGAGCAGGGCAGCCTGTTCCAGCAAGCTGATGGCATAGGCCACATCCGCTGCGCCAACTGCCACCATCCAGTCCTGAATTTCTTCTGGAGTTTTCAGGTTCATAACAATGTTCATGTCCGACACTTGGTATCGATTGAATCCCAATTGAGCAAAGTCGATTTTGCGATTGGTCATGTTACCTAACTCCAAATACTGCTGCCATCAAGGCGTCAACTTCTGCTTGAGTAACTACCACTGGCTCAGTGCGGCGGGCGCGAGCAGGCTTTGCAGTCTTGACTCGAATAGTTTTGGTAAGATGCTTTTTTGCAGTTTTGGCAGGACGGAGTTTGACTGCCACTTCGCCCGCCAGTGCTTCACGCACCGCATCAGTGTCAGCAAAGCCTGCTAGATTCTGCAGATAACACACAGCCCCGGCCTTGTCCATTGCATCTGGCAACGGCACAATATTCACATCAGTGTCACCCAGTTTAGCCAATTGCTTGCCTCGAGCTTCTGAGTTGGCAAAACGAACTTTGACAGCGCCTTTGAGAACGGAAGTACCAGCGAAAGTATAAAGCATCTAAGACTCCTTTTGTGTTTAAGCGTTAATTATAACAGATTGGCGAATATTGGTCAACCGTTTTGTTTTGTGTGCTTGCACTGGCCGCGGAATCGAAATCCCGAGCAAGTGCAGCTCAAGTTGCCGTCCAGGCGTGTCACAGTGTAAACATCACCCTTGCTGCCGGCCACTGTCCAGGTCTCACCTGCAGGTGGTGCTACGTCAACAGAAACATTCCATTGGTCAGGCACAATTTTGAATTTGCGTCCACGGATGTCGATACGCATGGGTGTTTTAAACTTGTGTGCTGCTCCTGTGCCAAACTTCACATAGGCATACATCTTGCTCTTGGCATCGTCCATCAGATACACATGGTTGGGAGCCGTAACACCAGACCATTCAGTTGTTTCAGCAAACCATTTCATTTTTCAGCCTTTGCGACCAGACTCATACCTTTGTTCATGACTGTTTGCAGTGCCACCCGCTGTTCAGCAGTGAGTTCGTTGCGTTGTTTTGCTGCCAGCATAGACTCTAGGGATTCTAACAAAAACCCGCTGACGCTGTGATCAATGCGATACTGTTCACAGATTGAGATAGCTTGAGTAATGTCCATTCTCTGCTCCTGTTTTGCTCTATGTGTGTATTATAACATTTCGAGCAATATTGGTCAACCAACCCAAAACAGCCAACCACACAATCCATTCTACCACTGTAAATTCGCTGCGATGATAGTACAACAACATCTTTCGTTTGAACTTTTCATAACGGGTTGCGGCTGGTTGCATGTGTGTATTATAGCATCATGGATATTATTGGGCAACCAAAAGAAAACCCGCCTCAGCGGGTTTTTGTTGTACTGTGTTATACAGTGCGGAGTTTAGAAGTTGACTTCTAGGCCAGCACCAAATTTCTGTACATTGGTTGCAGAGTCTTCTTTGACATAACGTGCATGAACCAGAGTATTCTTGCTCAGTGCATAAGATGCGCCAACGTTGTAGGCCTTGACAGTGTCATTCTCACCGTAGCCAGCAAGCAAAGTTACTGCACCCAGGGCCTGGTTAACACCAACTGATTTACCAGTAGTTGATACACCAGATACTTTGTCTTCAGAATACATACCAAATACTTTTGTACCAGATGCCAAAGACAATCTAGCACCAACCACGCCCGAGTAGCTGTTGGTACCGGTGGTGTAGCGAGCAGCAGTTGCGCTCACAGCACCCACAGTGTACTCAACACTGCTGGCTTGTGATTCCGTAGTGCCACCAGCAACTTCACTGTTGGCAATTGCATACGTGGCAGAGAGTCCAACAACAGGCTTGGCAGTCAAGAACACTGCATTTTGCAAACGTGAACCTTGTGCAGCATGGATAACTGCTGTGCTAGAACCAAAAGCATTGCCCATGGCGTCATAGTTGTCAAGTGTGCGAGCAATGGTGTGTTTGTCACGACCCATGGCCACGGAACCCAACTTGTGAGACAAGCCAACAACAGCAGTGCGGTCACCCAGTGTGGTTGCAGCAGGGGCGTCGCCACCGTAGCCAGTTTCAAGCACAACGCCAGCAGTGATGCCATTGGCAAGTGCTTCTGTGGCTTTGATGCCGAATCGGCTGGAATCGTTTGTCAATGCGGTTACACCTTCGGCAGTGCCGGTCTTGGTGTTTTCTTGGTACACACGAGCTTTACCGTAAACGGTAGCGTCAGCTTGTGCTAGGGAGGCGGCCAATGCTAGGGCCATTACTAAAGCATATTTCTTCATGAAGTTTTTCCTTAAAATTAATTTTTGTGTTATTCACACTAGTTACTTAGCGGATTGTGATTCAGTCACTGTTATTTTACCACTAAATTGGCTGCTTCTGCATCAGTATAGGTGGATGGTATGAGATTGGCCTGCGGAATCACGCCCGCATATTCGCTGGGTATAGCAGTATCTTGTCCAATTCCTACTCCGTTTAATAACAAGAGATTGCGTCCTTCTCTCAGGCAGGCCACAATAGCTTGCCCGCCTTGTGTGGCAAGATCAGCCACTGTTTCGATAAATTGTGCAGGACCATCGGCTTCTGTGTTGATTCCGTAACCTGGAAGACTTTGCACAAAACTCATGATTGGACCTCGACCCGATGTGCCAAGATTGGGAATGTCTATGCTAGCCAGAGCAAGATTGGTATTTTCGGAAACCAATTTTGCTGCCATTGAGTTGAAGTCGGCATTCAAAATGCCTGATTGGGCAGGATACGATACAGATATTGCAGAGACCTGTACACTAGCGTTGGCTATCAGTGTTTGCAATGCTGTGTCAGCATTGGCATATGTTCCGGCTCCTGTGCCTGCAGGAATAGTAACAGGTCCAGCAACAGCATTGCCATACACTCCGTTGACAGTATTTTGCATTCTAGTATAGGTGTCGGTCAATCCGCCTAGTATACCTGTGCCAGTCATACTGTTGATTGTGACTGTGACGTTGCCTAGTAAACTGGTGTAGTCTACTCCGACTGCGGCTCCAAGCAAATCAGTAATGACCAAAGTCCCGTTGGGTCCTGAGCCGGTGGCATATGAACTGGCATAGTATGCAGCCACGCTAGCAGGCACAGCTTGTTCTAGTGCAGATATAGCCGGCAGATCTCTAGTGGTCTGCATGTCAACAAATGCTGCTGACAGTTGAGACAACACAAGATTGTTTATATTTTTTATTTGTTGTAGACTAACTTGCATGGCCTTGCAGGCCAGTGCCTGGTCTGCTGGGATGATTCTAGCAAGTCTTTCGTAGCTGATTATATTTAGAGTACCAAGGGTCATCACATATCTTGGCAAGTAAATCAGTAATTTTGAATTCACTGTGCCTTGTGTGTTATCGTAGATGGCTCGTAATACTGACGTGGTATCTTGATTGTAGGTGCGAACTGTGAGACTGGTAATACTGTTGGGAAATATTTTTGCAGGATTCAAAAGGTCTGCCATGGTGTTTATATTCTTGGTGGTTACCCCAAAAATAGCCAACACCTGTTCTAGGTCAGTGCCTGTGACATTCAGCATGCCCAGGTATGCTAGATGTTGTACACTATCACTCACATTGTCATTGGGATTGGTAAGATTACCAATACTGGCTTCGTCAAGTCCTGCTTGAATCAAGATAGATCGAATGTTTGCTGTGAGATTGGTCAGGGTGAGCAATTGCCGTAGCAGTGCAGCCGGAGAACCAAAATTGCCAAGATTGTCAAGATCAATCAATTGTCCCAGTGCTGCCAGATCTAGACCAAATGTTGTCATGGCCAAGGTGGTGTCACTGAGATTGCCAGTGACAAGACTGTTCATTGTGGTAAACGTTGAACCAAGATAGGTCTGACTGTTTACACTGGTGTTGATAAATTCATTGGTTGAAGTTACATAACCTTGTGCTGCCCCAAACACCTGTGCAAAAACAGCAGTATTACCATTGCCAAGATAGCTGGTGCCTTGAGCAGTAATTATACCAGTAAATCCTGATGTGGTGTTTGTGCCCAGAGAAGCATACGCAGCAGGTGTGTTGTCAGCCAGTGCAGGTACAGTGTTTGCACAAAATGTAAACATGCTGGTCAGTGTGTTTCCACTGATGTTGGCTGCGGCACTGTTGCCCACAGTATTAAAAAATGGCGTTAACAGTGATGTGCTGGTATAAGCTGCGGCAGCAGCAGTCCAAGTGTTGGCAATGGCCACGCCGCTGTTGTTGCTCAACGTGGCTCCGGCAATCATCTGTAATGGTGTTAATATACTAGCCATTATGCTGCAAACACATCACCACTGCCTTGGCCAACTGATGTACAGCCTGCTAATGCATCGCCTACTCTGGCTAGGGGTTTACCATTTACAAAAACTGTGCTACTGCCTTGAGAGATTGATGCCACATGCCCCTTGCATGGATTGCCGGGTTTTAAATGCCCTGTGCTACTGTCTCCTACTCTGGCTGCCGGTCGGTTGTTGATGAACACATCACCACTGCCGTTGGCAATAGTGTATCCACTGCAATGTGGAACTCCTTGGTCACCTTTTCTCGCCGCTGCGGGCATGTTCAATCTCCATAAGTTTTAAAAACTGATTGTGCCATTGTTCAATTTCATCGTGTTCCCCACTGGTGTGTGGGCCTGGTGGGATTTCTGGTAGAAATTCTATCACATGGTCTAAATCGTCAGGGATATCTTTGTATTGGTCATACACAAAAAGCTCAGTGCCTTTCATGATTACAAATCTATGCCCCATGCTGTATTTATGGATGTGAAATACTGGGTTGTTAACCCATTATCAATTTCTTTTCCGGCACTCGGATACCAGTCAATGCTTCAATATACTTCATCTTGACTGCATCATCTGTTAATGCGTAAATTGCCACGTTGTTGATGTTTAGTTTGACTGGCTCATCCGCGTCAGCAGTAAACATGCTGGGCACTAGTCCCAGCCCCTGTGGTCCAGGTGCTACACTAACAGGTGCACTGATTTCTAGCCAATCTCCGTCGGCCCGTGTTAGTTTGGCAATGAGTTCTTCGCCTGAGTTCAATTTAAAAGTTACTGTGCTGCCTTCGAGATGTTTCATTCTGTTAATTTCTTTCTAAGTTCTGTAAATCCACCCACAAGTTCTTGATCCAGGAAGATCTGTGGTAATGTTCGAGCCGTTGGTACTGCTTCTAATAATTGTTCACGTGTCCAGTCCTGGCTCACGTTGCGTTCTTCATATTCAATGCCTCGAGACTTCAGCAATGCTTTGGCCTGGTCGCAATAGGGGCATTGGTCTTTTGACCATACAATTGCGGTTGTCATGCTTTTTCCAATTCCTTTTGTAGTTCTATTGACTCTCTAATTTGTGAACATTCAGTTTGATATTGACATTCATGCACTGTATTTGCTAACTGATATACAGGAAACAGTGAGCAAAATTGTGTGTAATGTGAGCCCTCTAGTGGGCAGATCGTGCATTGAGTTTTCATTTTATAACTCCGGTAGTGCATCGTAGTCTAACTGATCGCTCATGACTCCAATAACATAGTTAGTTGATTCTGACTCTTGCAGTGCAGTTTGTTTGTTCGATGTGTTTACATGCTTGTTGAACCAAGGAATAGGTGTCGATCGAGGTGCAGGTTCCTGATACTTGATACCAATTTCCTTGAGTGCGCCCACGGCTGTGTAGTCCACAAAGTCTTTGAGAATGTTGGCGTTGAGACCAATCACAGGTCCCTTGTTGAACAGGTAGTCTGCCCAGCCCTTTTCTTCACGTATCACGTCCAGATACAACTCATACACTTCAGCCTCACATTCTACCTTGGCAGCAGCAAAGCGCGGATCTTCCTTGACCACTTGATTGATCATGTAAGCAGTCCATTCCTTGTGCAGAATCTCATCTTGAAGAATTAGACTGATGATGTTGCCATTGCCCATGAAGATCTTGTTCTCTACCATGGCCAGGCTGGTGGCAAATGATACCATGAACCTGAATGCTTCCAGTGCATAGCTAGCATGCAAGGCCATGTAGATTGCTCTCACATGTTCTACTTCTTCCACAGGTTGGCCTAGTTCTTTGGCACAGTTGATTCTGTGCAGGTCATCATAGTATTTGCCCACGCTGGATGCCATGTCGATGATCTGTTGTGTGTCGTGGATGGTGTTGAACACATCCTTGGGCACGTTGTAGATGTTGCGAATGATGTGACTGTAGCTCTTTGAATGAATGTTGGTTTCAAAAAATGTCCAGTTGTAGATTAGAGCTTCTAGTTCTGGCAATGACACAACTGGCATGAAGATCTGACTGGGGCCACGACCTTGTAAACTATCCAGGGCAGTTTGGCGTAGTAGGTTGCTGGTAAAGATATGCTTGACTGTTTCGCTGGCATCCTTGAAGTCGTTGCTGTCTTTGGTAAGGCTGACTTCTTCTGGTTGCCAAAAGAAGCCTCTTGCTGTGGCTTCATAGTCTGCAATCTTTTTGTACTTGACTTCTTCAAAGCGTTGAATTGTGACAGGACCAGCAGGGTCCAGAAACATCTTGCGATTGAGATAGTCTGTTCGTGTTGTTAGGTTGTATTGTTGTTTTGACATTTGTTTTATATTTCTGTTATTATTGAGGTTACTGTTTTACCAGTATCAGAGTTGAATCTATCGTAAAAACTTAGACATTCATCATCTATTTTTTTTCCAAACCCTAATGAATTTTTATCTTTCCAGTTTATAGATGCTTTGTCTCGCCATACATAACTACCATCGGTATCAATTATCATTCTTCCAGCATCTATGGCTTCTTGACGATATGCGTCCATCCTTGCACGGGCTTGATGATATCTTGTTTGTTCGCTGTCGGACAATGTAGCGAGCCATTCAGGAAAAGTAATTATTTCAACACCTGGGGCATATTGTGTAATAAATGTTTGTTTCAGTGACATTTTAATAATTCTCTGTTAGTCATTTTTTTCTTCAATGGTATAAAACCAATCATCTCCTGCGGTCCACTTGCGTGTGCCATCTACTGTCCATAAATTTTGTGCGGCTTTAAAGTCTGGAAACAATGTCACACCCGCAATCAAACTTTGATCGTACCACAAGCATCGGTTGTTGGGCTGACAGGCAAACTGTCCATTTTCCAAACGTATAAAGTTAAAGCTCTTGTGTTCTTCAGCAACTTCGGTAAAGCCTGTGTCCACATCCATGCCGTCGGCACAAAAGTCCACTGTGAACAAATAGGTTCCGTAGTGCCATTCCCGATCTTTGCCCAGAAACTTCACACCTAGATTACGCAGACCTATTTTTTCAATAATGGTAAAACGATAGCCCATGCAGTCCCAGAGTTGTAGGGTGTCAATAGGCAACTGGCCTGTGTAGTTTTCTTGCCATACATAGGCATGTATAGGCAGTTTGTCGTAGAGTGCTCCGTAATTGGGCAACAAGCTCTCGATGCGAAACACCTGTCCTCTTAGTGCTTTGAGACTGACCCAGATGGCAGGTTCTAATTCTCCGTGACCTTTTTCAAAGTTGTAGAGAAATTCTCTTTTGATCCAGCACTTGATGGGAGGTAATGATCCTACTATGTAACTCATATTTTTTTTACCAATGTCGTATAACACCTGCTATAATAAACATGTTTGTGATAACATAACATGCAATTATAGCAGTTCTTACCAGGGCCACACGATCCGCATCGCTGTTATTTGCACAGGCTTTTTCTCCTAGTGCCTTGGCCCATAGTCTCCATGCTGCTGTTACAATTTGCATGCTTCACAATCCTCTTGATCATCAAAATCAATCACTTCTAGTGGAGCATCTTCTGTGACATTCTTGCTGCCTGTTTTGTTGATCAGGCTGTAGTAAAAAGTCTTCAGACCCCAGTAGTGTGACTGCATCAAGTTGCGAGCAATCAGAGTAGTTGGCACCTTACGATCTGCAAAGTGTGCAGGATTGTAAAATGTGTTGGTGCTGATGCTCTGGTCCACATAGGCAGCAATCACTGCTGCGGTCTTCAAGTAGCCGTCACAGTCTTTTTGTTCCCACATCAGTTGATACCGGTTCTTGAGTTTGTGATATTCTGGGACCACCTGTGTCAGGCTGCCGGCCTTGGATTCTTTCACACTGATCAAGCTCATGGGCATTTCAATGCCATTGGTTGAATTGATCACGACTGAGCTGGATTCCACAGGAGCCACTGCCATTTGTGTGGCATTGCGTACCCCATGTGTTTTCATTTCTGAGCGCAGAGCTTCCCATGGCAGCTCAGGAGCAAAGTCTGCAAGTTCATTCACACCCTGAGCACGTAGTTCCCAGGGGAATGTGCCTTGGCCATAGCGTGTGTGATCACTGCCCAGACATTTGCCACGTTCCTTAGCCAGTTCCACACTGGCTTCGGTCAAGTAAAATGCCAGGTGTTCCATCCAACTCTTAACTTCTCCTAGCGCATCCTTTTCACCATATTGCAGTCCACGCTTGGCGTGCCAGTATGCAAGATTTGTGATGCCAATACCTAAGGGGCGAATTTCATCATTGCTTAGTTTGGATTGTATACTTAGAAAATCTTGATAATCAAGTATATTGTTAAGGCTGCGGTGTAGAATACGGCAAGCACGGCGCATATCTTCGGGATTCCTGAAAGCTCCCCAGTTGATTGAGCCAAGTGTGCAGAGCGCAATACGTCCTTCTGCGTCGTCGAGTCTTTTGAATGATTTTGTTGGTAAAAGTATTTCACAGCAAAGGTTACTCTGGTAGATGGTATGATACTCAGGATCAAATGGACCCTGCTTCATCACGTTGTCAATGAACACCAGATAGATACGTCCGGTGTCTGTGCGCTCTTTCAAGATGCCACCCTTGAATACTTCTTCTGCGCTCATGGTCTTCTTGCGAAGGTCCTTGCGCTTTTCGTATTTGACATACAGCTCTTCAAACAGTTCTGTATTGCTGTAGAAGGCTTGATACAGATCCGGAACTTCGTTGGGGTCAAAGAATGTTATTTGTTCTTTGTTCTTGAATCGTCTCCAGAAGAAGGCGGAGAGGACCACACCATAGTCCATGTGTCTGACTCGAGTTTCTTCTGTGCCTTGATTGTTCTTGAGCACAATGAGATCGTCAAACTGATGATGCCATATGGGATAGAACACTGTGGCTGATGCATTGCGAATGCCACCTTGTGAGCATGAACGCAAGTCTCCAAACCATTTCTTCAAGAATGGAATCATACCTGTGTGCATGATTTCTCCACCACGAATGGGTGATCCCAATGGACGTAGACGTCCAATCTCCAATCCAATGCCAGCTCGCTTGCTGGCATACTTGGCCATCATCTCACCAGAAGCAAATATACTATCAAGATCGTCGTCACTCCTGATAAGCACACAACTAGAAAACTGTTTAGTAGGAGTGCCAAGCCCTGCAAGCACAGGTGTAGCAAGAGTAAAAAGACCATCACTCGCTGCATTGTAATATTCTTTGATATAGCGCATTCTTGCCGAGTTCGGTTCTTCTGAGTGAAATACAGTAGCGGCCGCGACCATGTATCTAATTTGCGGAGTTTCATAAGTTTGTCCTGTTGAACGATTTTTTACCAGATACTTTTCAATCAGCTGCTCAATGGCTGCATAACTGTATTGTTCGTCCTTGGCATGATCCAGCATGTCATTCATGCGGTTCCAGTCATCTTCAGTATACCACTCCAGCAACTCAGGAGTGTATAGGCCTGTGGCCACATTGGTCTTTACAATGTCATACAGGTGAGGAGGCGTGTAGGCACCATAAACGTCTTTTCTCAACATTGATAGTCGTTGCTTGCCGGCCACAAACTGATAGTTGGTGTGTCCAACTCCAGGATTTGATTCCACGTCGATTAGATCAACAATGGCTCTGAGTGTGATGCCATCTATTTCTCTGGTGGTAATGCCATCATAAAAATGCAATTGTGCCTTGATTTCTACCATGCTCTGACTAACATCTGCAATGCCTGAGCATACTTTTGCAATCTGTGTCTGCCATTTTTCCAACGCCAGCGGCTCGCGAAGGCCATTGCGCTTTTGTACTATGATTGTTTTCATTATTATTTAATTTGTTGTTTTATTTCTTGTAGCGAAACACTATGATGAACTTTATAAGGTCCTGGATCGATATTTAACACTTGTTCCGGCCCCCAATTCAATATATATTTCTTTTGGGCAACTAGGACTAAATTGTCACTATCAGTGTCTACCAAGTGAGAATCCTGCATTTCCGAGTGGTCCAGCATAGCTATAGTATACATGATTCCTAGCCCGCGAGCAAGACCGCAGTACATGTTATCGCTCAATAATTGCCAGGGATCTGGCCAAGTGGACTGATCATCCCAGTGCAGATGGTATGCACGCCAGGGAGTACAAAACCACCAGGCGTTGATCAGGTGCAGGGCTGATTCTGAATCAACCTGAGCGGCCTGGTCCCGGAGTTGTGACCAACTGTCAAGCCGTTGAGCAAAAGTGGGAAGCCACATCGCTTTTTATGCTAGGTGTGTTATTGAATATTGAATAGTACCAGCATTACCGGTACCGGAAGTGGTTGCGGTCCAAGATACCACACTGGCTGTTTCGCTCACAGCAAATGTCACGCCCGGACCTGTGCCATTGTTTACACTGGTATCTTGTCCAGTTAATCCGGTGCCTGCTGCATCTGTGCCTGCCACAATAAAATACACTCCGGTTTGAATGTCAACTGTTCTCACAATAGTGTAATTGATTTGCACTGCACGAATTTTGGTTGCATCAAATGTGGTTATAACTTGTCCAGCAGTGTTATCTACCAAGGTCAGAGCCTGCCCTGTTTCTCTTACATAGGTGCCTTGCTTGATTTGGTCGGCACTTTCATACGCAAGATTAACTCCATCATTTATGTTGATTCGTGGATAGGTAGTAGCATAAACGGAAGTGCGCTCAAACATGTCACCTATGCTGACGTTTTGTTCTCCCAGGAAGTTGATTACTGATGTGGCTGGACTTGTGGTTCCATTGAAGTGGTTGCCAACGTCATAGAATACATTGTAGCCCGAAGCATTGAGTCCGGTGTTGGCAGCAATTTTGATACCTTCAGCATAGATATTATCAAAGCTGTTGCCCAGGATTCGGAATCCGGTTGGTCCACCATTCACAGGTGCAGGGTCACCCAACAGCACACCTTGGAACAATGTGTCAAATCGACTTTCAGTTACCACGCATCCTTGTGTTTCGTTGGCGGTATTGAACGCCCAGGTAGTACCTGTAAAACTGCATCTACGGAATGTGATGTTGTTGCAGATCAAACTGAGAGTTGAGTCGAACCGCACACATGCCATATTGTCAGCATCTGTCACAAGATCGGCCTGAACCAATGGTCCGTTAAAACCAACATCGGTAAATGTGCAGAAACTGGCGTCTTGGACCAGCATAACGTCTGTGATTGCCAATGACTGGAATCCTAGGGAAGCAATTTCAATATTAGTAGGTGCAATAGCACCGTTATTTCCAATGTTTACACCTGTCTGTTGTAGACTGTCGCCAAAACGTGCTACATATTCAGTAAGTGGGTTTGATGTGTCTAACGTAATGACACTAGAGTTTGCACCTTCGCCGTAGAGTCTGGCATAAGGCGGAATTATAATTGATTCAGTAACCAAGTAAACGCCGGCCGGGAAGAACAACGACCGGCGAATTTGTGGATTAATTTCTCTACAGAACAACTGATACAATGCGCGATTGATAGCAGCCGTATCATCTGTGACACCATCGCCTACTGCACCAAAGTCCAGCACACTGGCAAATTGATCCAACCAGTTTTGTAAATTCAAACTAACTGGGCTGCCTGATGTGGCACCAGTTTGCACAGTGTATCCAGCAGCAGCACCTTGGTAGGTGTATGCTCCATTTACCAACAGCAAATCCGAAAACTCTGTGAGAACTTCAGTATTGCCAACCACCGGGGCACCATCTTGAAGGGTGCCATTGCCGATATATAATCTGCGTTCGTCGATAGCCCAGCCCAATTCTGCACCGGCCAATTGCGGCAGATTTTCTGCTAGACCTTTACGGTTTGTGATGCGACTAACTTGTACAATTGCCATATGAATCCTGATTCTGTGCTGTATTTAGCGTGTGGCGTAGTACTGTTCAACTCGCTTCATCCACTCATTGGTCCAGTGTGCAAACTCATCGCCTTCGATTACGTACTCTGTGTATACGGGCTTGCTCAGGCTACCATCAGCCAGCAGGTCGGGCTGTTGTGCCATCAAAATAACACCGCAGTCAATGGTTGTACTGTGGGTTTCGTTGTGTGCCGCTGCATACGCTGCCAACTGCACAAAATAATCATCAATCCATTCACGTTTTTTGGGTTTGTTGGTTTGTTTGAAATCCATGATAGCAGGCTTGTTTTTCCACACACCCAAACAGTCTGTGGTGCCAGCATATAACCCACTATAATAAACAGGAACTTCTGCACCCCAAAATTCATTCACATGGCACAGGCCTTGTAAGATAACTTCTGCGGCCATGAACCATGAAGGGTGTGCAAAAGGATTGCCAGGCAAGGGCTTCATGTCATCATTCAACATGTAGTGCTCAAGATACGCATGCATTCGGGTGCCACGGTTTGCTGCTTCTGTGGTAATTTCTTGTGCTTTTTGTTCGCCCACTCGTTTACGCCAGTTGGCCAAGACCTGACGTTTTTCTTCACTCTTGGTTCGGTCCAGGATTGTGGTTACACTGGGCACCTTGCTGCCGTCGGGCAAACAGTAGTGTCGTTTGCCGTCTATTGTTTCTCTATTGATGGGTGTGTAGTTGTATCTGTTGACTATCATTTAAACTCTAAAACTTTCTCCACATCCGCAATAATCTCTGGCGTTGGGATTTGAAAATTTGAATCCTTCATTGAGTCCTTGTCTTGTGTAGTCTACTTCAAGTCCTTGAAGATAGGCACAACTTTTGGGATCAACAAACAATTTGCAGTTGGCACAGTCTATGCAGATATCTTCAGGCTGTGCTGTATCCACATATTCTAGCACATAGGCAAGTCCAGAGCAACCTGTGGTTCTTACGCCAACACGAATACCAATACCATGGCCGCGACGTTGAATGGTTTGTGTTATTTTTCTAGCAGCATCATCAGTTAAGGAGATCATGCTTGCTCTTGTAATCTGCTACTGCGGCCTTGATGGCGTCTTCGGCCAGGATTGAGCAGTGGATCTTGACAGGGGGTAATGCTAGTTCTTCGGCAATTTCTGAATTCTTGATTGTTCCTGCTTTGTCGATGTGCATTCCTTTGACCCATTCGGTAATGAGGCTCGAACTCGCAATAGCCGATCCGCAGCCATACGTTTTAAATTTTGCATCTGTAATAATACCTGTATCATTGTCAACCTTTATTTGTAATTTCATTACGTCACCGCAAGCCGGTGCACCTACCATGCCTGTGCCAACGTCCTCATCGCCTTTTTCAAAGCTGCCCACGTTGCGGGGGTTTTCGTAGTGATCGATTACTTGATTTGAATAAGCCATACTGGTTCCTTTTGTTGAGTATACTACCAACAGGCCAACTAGTCAACCAGTTTGAATCAACCGAGATTACGGTCTTTGTTCATGGCTGATTTGGCAGCCTGTGCCACGATGTTTTGTGCTTGATTTACCGGCATAGTTGTGGGTCCAGGTTGTTCGCCGCCCTTGAATATCAATTCAGTGGCATCTGGCGACATGGGTTCTATTATGCCACTTAGTGGCGGTTGGCCAACTAGGCTTTGCAAAGTATCAGGAGTGATATCAATCCCAATATTTCTAGCACGATTGATAAATGCCTGAACAGGCATCTGTAGTTTTGCTGAGGTATCTGTGGCACGGCCCACAGCAAATTGGGCCAAGGCCAATAATTTGTCTGCGGTGTCGTCTACAGCTACTTCATCAATTCGCATTATCTGCGCTCTCGTCCTAGAGATGCTGCAGGGCCAACGGCTGCTGCATCTAGTTCTTGTTCAGGAGAGGGTGCAGTCATGCTTGGATCAATTTGTTCTTCGCCGGCTGGTGGAGGTGGAGCCATTTCAGCTCCGGGCATTTCAACAGGGCCTTGACCAGTTACCACACCAAGAGCTTGTTCCAGCTGTTGTTTGCTGCCTTGCAGATTCTGAACCAGTCCGGTCAATGCTGCTTGTGCATCATTGTTGAACTGTGCTGCTTGATCAGCACCAATTTGATTTTTAATTGAATCGACCAAGGCTGGCAATTCTTTAAATTGCATCTCAGTGGTGTCTTCAATCATGCCTTGCATTTTGTCAACCATGTCTTGTGCAGCCAGGACCACTTGGGCTTGCTGAACTTCGCTTTCGCTGAGATAGTATCCATAAGTTTGCGCACGACGACGATGTTCTTGAACTGAGGTAGTGCTGCTGAGATTGGTAAGTTCGTTCTGCTTGTCGGTTACTTGTTTTTTCAGATCTTCAAGTTCTTTTTGTATCTGTGTCTTCTGGTCCATCTTTTGCTTGGCAGCCATGGCAGCAGCCTGTTGGGGATTTACTCCTGGCGCAGGTGCAGCAGCGTTGGCAGCGGCCATTTCATCTTCGTAGATTTTTTCTGCAAGTGCCTGTTCCATCATCATCAATTTCAGGTAAGCAGGGTTACGCTCACTGGTGTGACGTGCAGGACCGCTTCTGTGTTCGGACAATACCCCACGCACCTTGCGATACATGTTGTGCAGTTGACCGCGATTCATTAAGTCAAATTGAACTTGTTGATCAAAATGACTCTCGAATACCTTAGCGATTTGTTGTGTGGGGCGTGTTACGGCCAGTTCGTTTAGTTTCATTTGAGTTTCCTCGTAGTTGCCAGTATTTAGCCAAAT